AATGCATCCAATAGTGCCGAAGTTCGTCGAATCCTTCGAAACCGTGCTCGGTATGAAACGGCCAACAACTCGTATGCCCGTGGGATCGTTTTGACCCTCGCGCATGACGTCGTCGGTACCGGCCCCAGGTTGCAAATGCTCACTGGCGATTCCGAAGCCAATCGACGCATCGAACAGTCGTTCATGCAGTGGGCCCGCTCGGTGCATCTCGCTGAAAAACTCCGCACGATGCGGATGGCACGCGCCACGGATGGCGAATCTTTCGCCGTCCTCACGAACAATCCTCGCCTCAATACAGACATCCAACTCGACCTTCGACTTGTCGAAGCAGACCAAGTCACGACGCCCGATCTCGATCGACTATCAACGATCGCTGTGGATGGGATCGTTTTTGATTCAGCTGGAAACCCGGTCGAGTACCACATCCTGCGTCATCACCCAGGCGACAGCTTTCACTCGGCGCGCAGCGACTATGAACGCATCTCAGCAGATGCCGTGTTGCATTGGTTCCGAGCCGATCGCCCCGGTCAAACGCGCGGCATTCCGGACATCATGCCGGCATTGCCGCTCTTTGCACAACTTCGTCGCTTTACGCTTGCCGTCCTTGCAGCTGCTGAAACTGCTGCTGACTTTGCCGGGATCCTTTACACCGATGCGCCGGCCAACGGGGAAGCCGATGCGGCTGAACCCTTCGAGCCCATCGAGCTGGAAAAGCGAGCCTTGGTGACGATGCCTGGTGGTTGGAAGATGGCCCAAATGCAGGCAGAGCAACCATCGACGACTTATGCCGAGTTCAAACGGGAACTCCTCAATGAAATCGCGCGATGTCTGAATATGCCGTTCAATGTGGCCGCGTGCAATTCGTCCTCCTACAACTACGCCTCGGGTCGCCTCGACCATCAAACCTACTACAAGGCGATCCGAGTCGAACAGTCGCATCTCGAACGAGCTGTTCTCGATCGACTCCTGGCTGCATGGCTCGATGAAGCCGCACTTCTCCCTGGTTTGCTGCCAACCGGACTCGGCCCATTCGCCCAGTGGCCACACCAGTGGTTCTGGGACGGACATGAGCATGTCGATCCTGCCAAGGAAGCAAACGCGCAGGCCACACGGCTTGCAAGTCACACAACCACCTTGGCGGATGAGTACGCCAAGCGAGGTCAAGACTGGGAAACACAACTTCGCCAGAGAGCCAAAGAAATCGCACTCATGTCGGAGCTTGGTCTAACAGTCGAGCCCATTACTCCTACCACAAATCAGGAAGAGACAAATGTCCAAGACGAGGAAGTCCCCGCCGATGACGCTTAAGCCAGAGCAACAGAAAAGCCAATTGTGCATCTCCGCAACGGCGGTCATCGATATCGACGCCGCGGTGGACGGAGCCAGCCCAGCTGCACTGCCGAGGTTCCGCATGGTCGCTTACACCGGCGGTCCGATGCGAGTCGCGGGATGGCGGTACCCCGTGATCATTGACCTGGCAGGTCTCTCGATTCCATCGCAAGCGCGACCGATTCGTTTCGGTCACGATCCTCTCTCGGGCGTTGGCCATACCGATGCAATTCGAGTGGAGGGCGGTCAGTTGATTGCCACAGGCATTGTCTCTCGCGACACCCCGGCAGCCCGGGAAGTTGTCGTGAGTTCCAAGAACGGATTCCCCTGGCAAGCCTCGGTCGGCGCTGGTGTGGATGAATTCGAATTCGTCAAAGAAGGTCAAAAGGTCACCGTCAACGGGACGCAGTACAGCGGTCCGGTAAACGTCGTCCGCAAGTCCTCGCTTGGTGAAATCAGTTTCGTAGACCTTGGTGCCGACGGAGCAACGAGCGCGAGTGTCGCAGCTCAGGCATCTGCAACCCCTGGAGGACCAGACATGGACGATTCGCAAACCCAAACTCAAGACGACCCCAACGCAGCTCCTGCTGCACCGGTCGCTCCCAATCCGGCAACACCGGAACCTGTAACCACGCAGCCAGAGGTCAACGCAGCAATCGAAGCGATGCGTGCTGCTCATGCAACCGAGCTCGATCGCATCGCCGGGATTCGGCGCATCTACAACGGTGCACTCCCAAGCTTAGAAGCTCGCGCGATCCGCGAAGGCTGGAACCTGGAAAAAGCAGAACTCGAAAAGATCCGAGCGACTCGACCCGCGGTTCCTGCCATCCATGTGCAGAGCAATACGATCAATGCGCCGATTCTTGAGGCCGCATGCTTCTTAGCTGCCAACCTTTCCAACGTTGAGGAAATCGCCGATGAGCAATCGCTCGATCTGGCAGCCCGGCGATTCCGAGGCGGGATCGGGCTGCAAGAGCTGCTCCTCGAAGCCGCCTGGGCGAATGGATACTCCGGACGCAACTTCCGCGATCACCGCGCCGTGATGCGAGCCGCATTCGGTAACTCCATCGAAGCCAGCTCGGTGAGCAACATCGACATCGGTGGGATTCTCTCCAACGTAGCCAACAAGTTTCTCTTGGACGGGTTCTACAGCGTCGAGCGAGTTTGGCGAAACATCTGTGCGGTTCGAAACGTCTCGGACTTCAAGACCGTTACCAGCTACCGGCTCATCGGTAAGGACCAATACGAACTGGTTGCACCAGGGGGTGAGCTCAAGCACGGCAACCTTGGCAACGAAAGTTACACCAACCGAGCCGACACCTATGGCTTGATGATGGCCATCGATCGACGCGACATCATCAACGACGATCTCGGTGCGATCACGACGGTACCAAGGAAGCTTGGACGAGGTTCGGGTCTGAAGATCAACGATGTGTTCTGGACGGTGTTCATGAACAACGCGGCATTCTTCACGGTAGGAAACAAGAATTTCCTATCGGGGACCGACACGGTACTCTCGATCGACGGATTGACCAAGGCCGAAGTTGCCTACTACGACCTGGTTGATTCCGATGGCAAGCCGATTGGGACCATGCCAGCGATCGTTCTTGTTCCCACCGCGCTTGCTGCGATTGGAACACAGCTCTACAAGTCGCTGGAGATGCGAGATAACACGGCCAACGCACGGATGCCCATCTCGAACCCGCACGTCGGTAAGTTCCGAGTCGAGGTCAGCCGGTACTTGGCCAACGCCCTCTACACCGGCAATTCGTCGAAGGCTTGGTACCTAATCACCGATCCGAATGATCTGCCCCTGATCGAGGTCGCGTTCCTGAACGGCCAAGAAGCTCCAACGATCGAGACCGCCGATGCAGACTTCAATGTACTCGGTGTCCAGATGCGTGGTTACCACGACTTCGGTTGTGCGTTGCAAGATCCACGCGCAGCCATCAAGTGCAAGGGTGAGGCATAAACCTCGCTCGGCACGTCGTTCATTCCTTCATCCGATCCACCAATTGAGGTTTAGCCAATCATGCCACAGGCAACGTTCATTCAAGAAGGTCACTACATCGATCACACACCCGCAGGCGCGATTGCCTCCGGGGATGTGGTGGTCCAAGGGGATCTCGTCGGCGTTACTGTTCGTCCGCTAGCAGCTGGCGAACTGGGCTCGCTCGCAGTCGATGGGATTTTCGACTTCAACAAAAACACCGGTGTCGCGTTCACAGTCGGGACCATCCTGTACTGGGACGATACCAACAACGTCGTAACGACAACCTCTGCAGGGAATAAGTCGATCGGTAAGGTGGTTCGCGCTGCGGCCTCCGCAGATACCACCGTTCGAATTCGACTCAGTCAGTAATCCATTATTGGGTTCACATTTCCACACTTTGAATCTCATTCATTCGCAGGAATCACTATGAAAACCAAGTGTTATTCGTTGGTAGCTCTGGTGGCTGTTTGCATTGCCACCGTTTCATTCGCCCAAGAGAGGATCTGCATTGATGGCAAATGCCAAACCGGTCAAGCAACCGGAGGCACGATCGTCATCGATCCGCTTCGAGAAGAATTACCACTGGTTGATAACGCACCCAAAGCAACGGCCAACGGAATTGCTGGCGATCAGTTCGATCAAGTCGTCCGGGCCACCGTTCGCGTTACGATCAGTGGTGTTTGCGGAAGCGGCACGGTTGTCGGTCGCACGCCCGAGGGAAACGCGATCGTACTCACCAACGCGCATGTCGCCGGTACCACGCGTGGCCGAACCGTCAACGTAGAACGATGGAACACCAACGGTAGCAGCGAAAAAGGCACCGGTACGATCGTCGCATCGGGATATGGCAAAGGGACCAGCGTCGACTTCGCCTTGCTCAAGTGCAACCCAGCGTTCGCCAAGGATGTCGATCCGATCCCGCTGGCGGATCGCTACCCCAGCAACCAATCGTCGGTGACGACCTTCGGATGTCCCCGGTGCGAATGGCCAAGCTTGCAAGTCATCAGGCTTAATCGCAAGGAAGGTCAAATCCTCTCGTGGAAACCCGAAGCCATCGGAGGTCGCAGTGGTTCGAGCCTGATCGACTATACCGATGAAGGGCCCCGCGTTGTCGGCCTGCTGACCTGGGCTGGTGGTGGCGAGGGGCTTGGCCAATCGACGCCGTTCTTGCTCAGCGCGATGCGAGGCAAGCTACCAGCCACATTGGAAGGCTTGCCTGCAGGAGCTCGCGAAGTGAGTTACCAAACCGATGAAAGCCTTGAAACCGATGAGATCGTCCAAGTTCCGTCAACGACACTTGGTGAACCTTTGCAATGGCCGCTGGGTTTGCTGGCCCAAGCACAAGTGCAGGATGACGTGATCGATTCCATTGTCGATCGCCCACGAATCAAGCCAGCCCCTCAGGAGCCCGATGATTCCGGTTTGCTGCGGGATCGCTTGCCACTCGGTCCGCAGTGGACTCCAAGCGGTTTGGTCGCGACCTCGGCTGCTTCGAGCATTCTATTGCTTTTGGGACTTCAGTATGGATTGCCGCTCGTACTGCAGGCCATCCGAAATGCACGGAAGTCCCGAGGGAACCCCCTGCTCAATGATGACCAGTTCAAGCAGTTGCTCGACCAATACCAACAGCTGCTCAAGCTCATGGAACAAAACGGTAAGACCCCACCGGACATTAAGACCTAAGTGGAGCATCGCCATGGCCGACATGCTTCGCGATGGCCAAGAGTGGCTCGCCAATCAGCTCAAGACCCATGCCTCGAGCACCGTGGTCTACGTGAGGGGAGCGAATCAGGCAAGCGTGTCGGCCACCATCGGTCGGACGCTGCTGAAACTCGAAGATGGATACGGTGGCGTTCACATGCAGTGGACCGACCGTGACTTTTTGATTCAACCTGCCGACTTGGTGATCGCCGCATCGCAGGTACTGCCGGAACGTGGCGACACGATCCGCGAAACCCAAAACGGCAAGGTCTACATCTACGAGGTGATGACTCCGGGAAGCGAGCCGCACTGGCGATGGTCGGACCCGCACCGAAGACTCCTTCGTATCCACACCAAACAGATCGGAATTGAGTGATGTCGGCAAGTATCGTCGCAATCGCAGATGCAGTGACCGCCGAGCTGAACGGTA